TGCTGATGATGCTCTTGAATATTATAAAGAATATTTTAAGCATGAAACTGGTAAAGAACTAACAATATTCTTTGTTAATCCTCAAAGAAAGAGATCATCTACTCGTGCAATTTATAAAGCAGAGTATAGAGATCTTTTCAATATTGATGATGAAGTGTATAATAGTTTTATACAATGGTTACGTGGATGATATTATATAATGATGATATGTTCAATGTGTTATCTAACATTGAACCACAAAGTATTGATCTATTGTTGACAGATTTACCTTATGGAACATTAAATAAGAAACGTAATCAATGGGATAGAGTTATTGATTATGATAGATTCTGGGAGTATGTTAATACTATTTGTAAACCAAATGCTGCTATTGTATCAACTGCTGCACAACCATTTACCAGTGAATTAATATCAACTAACTATACAGATTTCAAGTATTGTTTAATATGGGAAAAGTCAAAAGCTACGGGTTATCTTAATGCAAAGAAACAACCTATGAGAGCACATGAAGATATAGTGGTATTTTATAAGAAACAACCAACATATAATCCTCAATTTACAACTGGTAAACCTTATGATAAAGGTAAAGCATTAAGAGATGCAGAGCAATATGGTAAACAAACTAAATCGGTGCATGTAAAAGATACTGAAGGAAAGAGATACCCTCGTAGTGTGTTATACTTTAAGACCGCAGAAGATGAGGGTAAGTTACATCCAACACAGAAACCTATCGCACTATTTGAATACTTGATTAGAACATATTCAAATGAAGGTGATACTATTCTTGATCCATGTATGGGATCGGGTACAACTGGTGAAGCATGTATGAATACTAATAGAAAGTTTATTGGTATTGAAAAGGATTGCGATTACTACCAAGTTGCATCTAATAGACTCAATAAACCTATTTACAGTGCTATGTTATAATATAGGGGGGACGTTTAAATTGTCCCTATATTGTACCTGTATGCTCCTGTAAGGGGTCTAATCATTTATTATGGTATATTATGTTTAAATTGAGAAATCATCAACTCGCAATACTTAACACTTTACAAGACAATAGTAAAGGTCAAGTTATTGTGCCTACTGGTGGTGGTAAAACAATATGTATGATTGAGGATGCAAAGTATCAATTTCAATTCAATAGTGTATCAAAAACTATTGTAGTTGTTGCACCTCGCATACTATTAGCACAGCAATTATGTGCAGATTTTTTAGAATTAATTGATAATGTTCATGTTCTTCATGTACATTCAGGAGAGACACATCATACAAGCACAACTAAAATTGATTTGATTAAACAATGGGTAGGTGATAATGTTGGTAATAAGATTATATTTACAACATATCATTCACTTCATAAGTTAATGGAATCTGATGTATTTGTAGATACAATATATTTTGATGAAGCACATAATGGAGTTCAGAAGAACTTTGTTGAAGCAGTTGAGTATCATTCAATGTATGCTAATCGTTGCTATTTCTTTACTGCTACACCTAAACATTCCAAGACACCATTTAAGATAGGAATGAATGATCAAGATATATTTGGTAGGGTATTGGTGAATGTACCAGCACCTAAATTAGTGGATGAAGGTGTTATTTTACCACCTAAAGTTAAGATCAAAAAGATAGATGTTGTTGATGATAGTAGATTCAAGCATGAGCATGATTGTGACCATGTAGTATCAACTATGGATGAGATTGGTGTTGATAAGATACTTATTTGTGCCAGATCTACCAAACAGATTGTTAATTTAGTATCACAATCTGACTTTTGTTTTGAACTCAAGAGTCGTGGATATTCGTGGATGTATATCACATCAAAAACTGGTGCAGTTATTGATGGTAAGAAAGTTGATCGTGAAAGTTTCTTTAATACCCTAAACAGTTGGGGTCAGGACGATTCAAAGCGATTTGTTGTTATTCATCATAGCATATTGTCTGAAGGTATTAATGTTAAAGGACTTGAAGCAGCATTGTTCTTAAGAAATATGGATTACATTACTATTAGTCAGACAATAGGTAGAGTAATAAGAAAAGGTAATGAATCTAAAACTTATGGTTTACTTTGTGTACCAGTTTATGATAAAGTAGGTATATCAACAGCAAGAAAAGTTGAGGCAGTTGTTGATACTGTTTTCGATAAAGGTCAACCCGCTATTTCTACAATAACAAAATGATTACATTAGCATTAGTAACTGGTGGATTCGATCCATTACATTCAGGTCACATTGCATATTTCAATGCTGCAAAAGAATTAGGTGACAGTTTATGTGTTGCAGTTAATTCAAATGACTGGTTAATTAGAAAGAAAGGGAAATACTTTATGACTGCACCTGAAAGAATTTCTATTATTTCAGAGTTAAGAATGGTGGATGCTTGTATAGAATTTAATGATAAAGATGATACTGCTAATGATGCAATTAAGATGGCATTAGAGGTTTACGATAACATTATTTTTGCAAATGGTGGTGATCGAGGTAATACAAACACCCCAGAATATGAAGAGTTTAAAGATGACAATAGAGTCAAATTTATGTGGGGTGTTGGTGGTTCTGATAAAAAGAATAGCAGTTCTTGGATATTAGATAGGTGGAACAAATGAGTAAAGAAATTCCAACAAAAGAGTATATGCAAGATGGGTGGGATTCTGGTCCTATTGGTTGCCATCCATATAAACGTGGAAGTAGGCATAATAAAATAGGAATGATAATAATGTGGGCATTTTATATAATTGTTATTATACAAGTGCTTCATGTAATTACAATCATTCCATTCTTTCCTATTACTTTTATGATGTTATCTTTCTTACTTTATATGTTTTTTCAAGCATGGATCGCTAGATGAAAGATACAATATTATTTGGTGATTGTGTAGAAACACTTAAACAATTCGATGAAAAAGCTAGGTGTTGCATTACATCTCCACCTTACTATGGTTTAAGAGACTATGGAGGGGAGGATTGTCAGATAGGGTTAGAAGAATCTCCAGAAGAGTATATTCAAAAATTAGTAAAAGTATTCCAAGAGGTAAGAAATAATTTAACAGAAGATGGAACATTATGGGTGAATATTGGTGATAGTTATTATAACTATAGACCTGGAAAAGGTCAATCATTAGTTAAACAATCTGTTTCTACTAATAAACAAGATCTCCCTGATAATTGTCCTCGTAGAGGTAACAAACTAAAAGGATATAAAGAAAAAGATTTAATTGGAATACCTTGGTTGTTAGCATTTGCATTAAGAGCAGATGGTTGGTATTTAAGGCAAGATATTATATGGAATAAACCTAATCCAATGCCAGAAAGTGTAAGAGATAGATGTACTAAATCCCATGAATATTTGTTCTTGTTAAGTAAGAATCAAAACTATTATTTTGATGTTGATGTTATCAAAGAACCAACAAGACGTAAAAGAAGTGTATGGAATGTGCAAACAAAACCTTATAAAGATGCACATTTTGCAGTATATCCACCTGAACTAATTGAACCTTGTATATTATCAAGTAGTCAACAAAATGATATAATTCTTGATCCATTTATGGGATCTGGAACAACAGCAATGGTAGCAAAATCATTAGGAAGGTATTACATAGGGTGCGAATTGCATGAGGATTATGGTAAATTAATAGAAAACAGAATATCACAACAAGGGGGGACGCTTAAAGCGTTCCTATAGTGTAAGGGATCACCCGCAGTAACGGACGTTATCTCCTCTGACGGTAATTGATCCCCTTACACCTATTGTTTATTTTTGAAACTACATGGCAACACGCAGACGCACTTCAGCAACACGCAAAACTGCTAAATCTGCTACACCCATTGTTAAGGAATCAAGGGCAAGTGTTAAGAAAGTTACAACAACTGCCCCTAAACGTGTAAATAAAGTTACACCAAAGAAGGTAATTGAAGTGGCAGAAGTAACACCAACTCCCGTAAAAGATACACTTAACCTAGAGAAACTATTCAAGGATTATCCTCGTGATGGTTTCGCACTTGCTCTCCTTCCTTTACTATTATTGGAAGCATTTACCAAAGAAGGTTTAAAGATAGCAGGTGTAATCTCTTAAAGATTATATACATGGGGATTGACACATCCCCATTTTTTATGTTAAAATGAATTTATTATTATGCAAAACAAACACATTGAACATCCTGAAGATTCCATTCTAAATGGTGATTTAGGTGTATTAGATTGGTTTACCAGTAATGGTAAAATAACAGCAAAGATTGATGGTGCTCCAGCAATAGTTTGGGGGACTAATCCTGTTAATAATAAATTTTTTATAGGAACTAAAAGTGTCTTCAACAAAAAACTCATCAAAATCAACTATAACCATACCGATATTGATAGAAACCATAAAGGAGAAGTGGCAAATATTTTGCATATCTGTTTTGATAATCTTCCTGATACAAGTAATATCTACCAAGGTGATTTCATCGGTTTTGGTGGGACTGATTCTTTCAATCCTAACACCATCAGATACATTTTCCCAGATAAAGTTTCCCAAGAAATAGTAATCGCACCGCATACAACTTACACCACTAATGGTGATTTAAGGGATGCAATCGCAAGACCTATTAGTGATAAAGAACTTATATCTTTATGGCAAGATGCAGAAGATGTTTATTTTGTTTATCCAGATGTAACAATAGATCAGCAAAGAGATAATATACATGACCTATGTAAATTTGCAAGACAAATTGCAACTTTATGTGAGTTCCCTAATGATAAACAAGTCAAGACAATTAAGAAGCAATTAAATACATGTATCAGAGAAGATATTGATGTTGATGATATAGTTCAAGAAGTTCTTGCTGATGATAATAACATAGACGTAAATGTATTACGTTTGTGGAAGTTAGTGCAGTCAATTAAGCATGATATGTTTAACTATATCTCATGCAATGATGACATTGAATGTTACATTGAAGAAGAATATTGTGACCATGAGGGTTATGTAATGGTGAATGAGTTTGGTACATTTAAGATCGTTAATCGTGAAGGTTTCAGTAAGTCAAACTTCAAACTGTCCAAGATGAGAACAAAGGGGGACGCATAAAGTGTTATAATAATGAGGGAAAGAGTTTGCAGTTAGCATTACTTTCTCTCATTAATCATTTTTTTATTTTGTTTATGTCAAATTTACCTGAAAGAGTTCTTGATTGGACTAAAACCTATTGTGAAACTCTAACAGAAAATTATAAACAGCATAGTGTAAGAATGTATGAAAGTTCTGATTCTGACTATTCAAAACAGTGTTTGGAAAATGTAAAGAATGGCACTGCTAATCTCACAAACTTCGTTATCAAGAATGGACGCAAGTATTACAAGATTATGCAAAGAGAATTTGATACATTCCAAGATCGTAATGAATGGAGAGAAGGAAGTGTTCATGCTTTTGTTGATAAGAATACTGGTGAAGTATTCAAACCAGCATCATACAATGCACCAGCAAAGCACGTTAGATATGATTTAAGGATCATAAATGATCGTGCTAAATTACATGATCCTACCTATACTGGGTGGGCAGGTGGTTATCTCTATATGAGATAATCCCCTTTTTTATTATAACATAAGGAGGTTAATTCCATGTATTCAAGTGACAATTTTGGAAGAATCTTCTGGGTTGATGATAACTTCGACTTCAAATCTTGCCCACAATATGTTGATGGGACTGGTGATTTTGACACTTGGGACTATGTTTCAGAGTGGACAGATTGGGAAGGAGTAGATATGGATCTATTATTCAAAATACACAAAACGTGTATATTTAATAAGCAAGATCATGCAGGTAGTTTATCACTTAAAGGGGTATGATTACAACTACTATTTCATTCAAACCTATCACAAATAGGGCAAGAGCAGGTAAATGGGGCAAACATATTATGTGTCCTAATTGTAAATCAATCAATAAAGTTTATCACTTTAGTTGGTCAGGATTACAATGCTCTCAATGTAAAGAAT